CGCGCCGAAGCGCTCTACGTCGATGTGTACGAGCTCGACGGGACTCCAGTCGTCCTTGGCAGGCGAGTCCGGCCCGCGTCCGACGCGTTGACGGGTGTCCTAGACATCCCCGGCGTATTATTGGGCGCGGGTCCGGACACTATCCAGCCGGAGGACATCGGCGAACGATTCTTCGTAGGCTACGTGACGCAATGACTCGTCTTCTCAATCGCCAGGTCATCGTCCAACTCGACAACCGCTCCTACGAGGGACTACGAGTCGACTTCGACGTTACGAAGACAATCGGCGGGAAGCCGAATAAAGCCCGCATCGAAGTGTACAACCTCGACGAGCTCCCCGACCTCCAAAACCGCGACCTCCGAGTCCGCCTGGTGGCCGGGTACGACACACCGGCGCTCATCTTCCAGGGCAACCCGGTCAAAGGCGGGCTGACTCGCGAGCGATCCGGCGGCGACCTGATTCTTAAAATCGAGGCGCAAGACGGCATCCGCGAGTACCAGAACGCCCGCGTCAACGTGTCCTTCTCCACCGCCACCAGCTTCCAACAAGTCGTCGACGAGGTCTCGAAGCAAATGGGACTGCCGCAAGGCACGATCCGACTCGATAACAACGTGTCTCTGACGCAGGGCTTCGCCTACAACGGCGCGGCCCGCGACGTGCTTGACCGCATCGCGACGTCCGTCGACGCAGACTGGTCCATCCAAGACGGCCAGCTCCAATTGCTTCCCTACACCGCGACGACCCCCAACCGCGGACCCCTCTACTCCACCGAGCTCCGCAATCTCATCGACGCCAAGCCAACCGACGACGGTGTCGAAGTCGTCACGTTTCTAGACTCGGCGATGAAGCCCGGCGACCGATTCAAGGTCGAGTCCGACGACATTGACGGCGTGTTCAAGGCCAACCGGGTCAACCACGCCGGCTCGAAGTGGCAGAACGATTTCTACACGACCATCGAAGCCAAACCGAGTCCCACGCAATGACCGACCAGTCTACACCGGAACTCGAGGACGTGCTCCAGGCGTTCGTCGACGCAGGCACCGGGAAGATGCACACGTCGATTCCCGGCGAAGTGCTCTCCTACGACGACTCGAACCAGACTGCCACCGTGCAGCCAGTGATTCGCAGCCGCTTCGAGGACCCGGACACCGGAGAGAACGAATACGTGCTCCCTCCGCCCATCTCGAACGTGCCCGTCGAGTTCCCCGGCGGAGGCGGCGTCTCGTTCACCTGGCCCTTGTCCAAGGGCGACACGGTGCGCTTGGTCTTCGCCGAGCGCTCGATCGACGAGTGGAAGGCAACCGGGAACAATGACAACACGGCCCAGGACGCACGGCGCTTCGACATCACCGATGCCGTGGCCGTCCCCGGCCTGCGCTCCCCGGCCGATCCGCTCGAGTCGACGGCCGTCGATTCCGACGACGTCGTGGTTACATTGCCTAATGAGATTGTATTTGGCGATGCGACCGTGACCACGTACCTGGCCCGCGCCGATCGTGTCGAAGCCGAAATCAACGCCTTGCGTACAGCCTTCGAGGACCTACGCGACAAATATAACCTCCACAAGCACCCAAACACCGGGGTTGTTTCCGACTCACCCGACACGTCGGGAGCCCCGGCTGTCGGGTCGACCGCCTCTGACAAGGTACGCGGCAAATGACCGACCTGAAACTCAAACCCAATGGCGACATCTACGCGCAGTCGCGCTACGTAGACGGCCTCGAGGAAGTGATCCAGCGCGTCCAGATTCGATTTCGCACGTTCGCTGGTGAGTGGGTCCTCGACTCTCGAGTCGGGATTCCCTACATCGCGTGGAACGGCATCAAGGGCGTTCCGTTCGATGTGATTTCCGACCGCCTCCGCCTGGAGCTCGAGACCACGCCCGGAATCATCGCAGTCACGCGATTCGAGGCGTCCAAAGACGGAGACGTCGTCGAGGTCGAGGCACGTATCATCGCCGCTGACGAAGAAGGCCCTGTTTCCATCGGAGCCACGCTCGAGCCGAGCTCCGGCATTGCACGAGTACGAATCGTATGAGCTACCCTGTAGACGATACCGGATTCACGGCGCCGACCGCCCGCGAATTACTCGAAGACTTCCGAGAAGCCTTCGAAGACGAAGCGGGGTTCGCGCCGGACTGGGACCGGGACACATTTTTCGGCGCACTCAGCGTCGCACTTTCCACGAATCTCGGGGATCTGTCCGAGGCGGTCCAGCTTCTCGCGGATTCGCGCTCGATCAACAATGCCTCGGGTGTCATCCTCGACGACCTTTGCTCGCTTGTCGGTGTTTATCGCCAAGAAGCAACCGCGTCGACCGTCGACCTGGACCTGGGAGGGGCTTCCGGGACGTTCGTGCCGGCTGGGAAGGTCGTCGAGGATGATGAAGGCGTCCGCTGGACGCTCGACGAGGACGCCACGCTTCCGGCGACCGGCGTTCGCGCCATCGCCCAAGAGACCGGTCCAATTACAGCGCCGGCCGGCACGCCGTGGTCAATCGCCACGCCGGTGAGCGGCTGGGACTCGGTCGACAACCCGGCCGACGCCGTCGTTGGCCAATCACGAGAATCCGACGCCGAGCTGCTTCGCCGACGAGCTCGAGCGCTCCAGATCGGCACGACCGGCACGATTGCCGGCATCCGAGTGGCCGTCGAGCAGCTCGACTTCGTCGACCAGGCGCTCGTCGTGGACAACCCGTCGGCCACGCAGACCACGGTCGAGGGCATTCTACTCGACCCGCACTCCTACGCGGTCATCGTGTTCCCGAATGTCTCGACCACCGACGACCGAGAAGACCTCGCCGAACTGCTACTGAGCGTCGCGCCGGCCGGTATCAAGCCGGTAGGTACGGAGACCGAGGACGTCGAAGCTAACGACGGCTACCTCGTTACGATGCGCTGGAACCATGCAACCCAGCAATCCGTGAACGTCGATGTCACCGTCACGCTCGAGACGAGCGCCACGGTGTCCAACTCCGATGTCACCACGCAGATCGAAGACATCGTCGCCGAATTCTTCTCCGAACTCTCCGTTTCTGAGACCGTCAAGTACCACGAGGTCTACGACATCCTCACCGACGTCGAGGCGGCAGACGAGTTCGACACGATTTCGCTGACACTGGATAGCGGGTCTGCCAACATCGAGATCCCCAGCTCCAAGGTCGCCACAAACAATACCACCGTGACGGTATCCTGACATGCCTGAGCGATACATCCAAGACCACGACGCGCGTCTCTACGACGCGATGTTGTCCTACCTGCGAGACGCGCCGAATACTCGCGCGCTACTCGCGGCCGCGGCCGACGTGTTCCAGAATTTCGAGGACATGCTGTTTGACCTCGATTTCACCACGCGACTCGACAACGCGACCGGTAAGTTCCTGAATCAGTGGGGCACGCTCGTCGACGAGAAACGAGGCGTGCTCGACGACCCCGCGTACCGGCGCATCATTCGCGCCCGCATTCAGGCCAACCGCTCGAACGCGCTGGTCAACGATGTCATCGACATCGCTGAGACTCTATTCGAACCGCGCGACTCTCGCTACTTCCCAATCTACCCGGCCCAGTACCGCATCGAGCTCGTCACCGAGCTCGCCCTTTCCGATGACTTCCTTCGCCGAGCGACCGACGTCCTCGAGCGCAGCCGGCCAGCCGGCGTCGGACAATCCGTCGTCCAGTCGCCGACCGAAAACGTACTGCGACTCCAAGACACCGAGCAGTCGCTTAACGGGCCTCAAATGAGCCGACGAATCCTATGACCGATAAACCGAACACAGATATCACCTGGGCCGAGTCCGCAGCCGGCTCCGACGTCGACCAGCCGTCGACGTCGCTCCGCAACGCAGGCTACCCGTATCAGGCGCCGCTGCCTCACGACGAGCTCAACTACCTGCTACGGGACATCGGACGGCACATTGACGCGTTGAATCGGAACTCGGCCGGGTTTTCAGACCCTCGAGCCGCCTACGACTTCCTCAATGATGGAGAGTACGCTCGAGCGGGCACTTACGACGCTTCGAAGCCCTTGGGGCGTGTCGTGGCGACTGACGACGCGTCGGGGAGCGGGGCGCCTGCCGATATCACCAGCGACGGCGCCAACGTGTACTTTGTAACGGACACGGGC